GTCATAGCATACAAAACCTTTGAAGTGGCAGGCGCATCAGGTGGTGGGTATTTTCTTGGAGAAAATGGGCAAACAGGAACAAGCGCAGGCGATATATTTAGAGCAAATGAGCAAGAGTTAAACACAGATGTAACCATAGCATCTACTTTGAATTGTTCTGCGACAGGCCCACTTACCATTGCCTCTGGCACAACCCTTACAGTTAGCGGAAATTTGGTGATTATATGAGTACGTTACACGTTGAAAATCTAAAAGGTCCAACAAGCGGAGCTAATGCAAATAAGATTATCGTACCTAGCGGTCAGGAGCTTCATGCGGCTGGTCATGTTATTCAAGTGGTAACATCTACTAAAAATGACCAAACTCAAATAACTTCAACTTCGGCTGTTGATACTGGCCTTTCTGTAAGCATAACGCCAAAGTTTAATACAAGTAAAATATTTATTTCTTTAGGTACTTTGGGTATTTGTTATCAAACTAATTATGTATATCATAATTTGCTTAGAGGTAGTACAGTAATTCATGGTAATAATGCTTATAATAATAATACCACTTGGATGCCTATAAATTTTGCCATAAGCCACTTGGACAGCCCTGCCACAACATCAGCAATTACCTATAAAACTCAGGCTTATATATCAAACGTAGGGGATTTAAGGTTTAATTATAACGCATCTGGTACTACTCATACTGCCTCAATAACTGCTATGGAGATAGCCCAATGAGCATTTTAAAGGTAGACACCATAAACGAAAAGACTAGTGGTAATGGGGTGCATATTGCAGGCCATGTTGTTCAAGCTGTAACTGCAACTTTTGGTGGTTCCTCTTCTAGTACAGCAAGCCTAGTAGCTATGGCAACTTGTGGTTCGATAACAACAAAGTTTGCTAATTCTAAGTTATTAGTTACAGCGGCGGCTCAACTACAAACAGGAAACTCAACATCGGCTGATACTAAGGCACAGTATGCTTTACGTTCTTCTGTCGATAGCTATGCTTCAAACCTTCATACTCAAGCTGTTGTTAACTACAGAGATAGTTCAAATGGATGGCAACAAGCCGCCATGCCTTTTCATACATTACATAGTCCTAGCGCATCTGCAGGAACAACTATTACATATAAAATATATGGAAATAGAGTTAGTAGTCCACAAGGTATATACGTTATTGACGCTTGGGGTTTAGGTGCTGAAGGTAAACTTACAATACTGGAGATAGCCCCATGAGTAGCATCTTAAAAGTTGATACGATACAAACGACAGCAGGGGCGGCTCCTACAACTAAGGACTTAGGTTTTGCGGCAGGGTCAGTTATTCAGATGGTTAATACATCTTGGAATACTAAAACAACTATTTCATCGCAAAGTGCTACAGCAATAACTGGAGCTTCTTTAGCAATAACTCCAAAGTTCAGCACCAGTAAAATAGTTGTTATGGTTAATCTTAGTATGAAAGTAAACGATACAAATACTACTTATTATAACACTGGTTTTGAAATTTTAAGAGGCTCAACTCAATTACAGACACTTGCTGGAGATAATGCAGGACCTTTTGAAATAGGTCATTACGATGGCGGTCATAGCGGTGGAGAACTTTGTGTTAGATACTCAAATAATATTGTAGATAGCCCTAGTACAACTTCAGCAACAACATACAGCGTCAAAGGTAAAGCCTATGGTACTGCTGGTTCAATTCTAACTGTAAATCATGGGGATACTACATTTGGACAGTCGTCGATTATATTAATGGAGATAGCACAATGACAGATATAGCAACAGCACTAAACGAACTAGGCGTAACTGAATGGGTGTTACGAGGTGATCCAACTTCTGAAGCAGAATTTAACGAAATGTTTCGTAAGGTCACAGGCGCAGACAGCAACGGCTCTGCCATAGAAAGTGACAATCCTGATGACTTTGGCACAACTTGGTCGGCAGTCTCAGCTAAGAAAACTGAGCTAGTTAACGCAAAGCCAATGGCTGACCTTCGTGAAGAGCGTAACAGGCGCTTGGCTGAAACAGATTGGATGGGTAACTCTGATGTTGCCATGTCTGACGCTTGGAAAACCTATCGTCAAAATTTACGAGATATTACAAACAGCGCAACTAGCTTAGACGATGTAACGTGGCCTACTAAACCATCTTGAGGTAACTAATGACTAAAGCCAGAGACATAGCAGATAACGCAGGGAAAGCAGGCGGTGGCGGTGGCGTCAATGTCATAGTCAACGGTGCAATGAATTTAAGTCAACGTGGAACCTCGTTTGCTTCTGTTGGCAACGTTTATACTTTGGATAGATTTGAATTTTATAAGCAAAACTCTGGTGCGGCTTTTACTGTTTCACAATCAAGCGTCACAGACTTAGCAGGGTTTGGTAACGCACTAAAAGTAGATTGCACAACGGCAGATACTTCGCTTGCTTCGAATGAGCAAGGATATGTTTCTCACAAACTAGAAGGTCAAGACTTACAAAGGTTCCAAAAAGGACACGCTACAGCATTAGGTTTTACATTATCTTTCTATGTGAAAACAAATAAAACTGGTCTTTATACTGTATCAATGTTTGACAGAGATAACACTAGAAAAGTAAATGGTTCGTATACTGTAGCTGATACAAATTGGAACAGATATACTATTAATTTTCCTGCCGACACCACAGGCAAATTTGATGATGACAATGCAAGTTCATTAGAAATATTTTTTAATTTATATGCTGGTGCAGATACAAATACTGGCACTTTAAAAACAACATGGGCGGCTTCCACTGATGCAGGAAGTACAACTGGTCAAGTAAACTTTGCAGATAGTACAAGTAACGATTGGGAAATTACTGGCATACAATTACAAACTGGAGATGAAGCAACGGATTTTGAACACGAAATAATTTCTGTTACTCAAAAAAAATGCTATCGTTATTATTACAAATCTGCTGGCTATACTTTGGCTTTAGCCAATAGTAATGCGACAGGGTATTCATATAGAGAACATAGAACCCAAAATCATAGCTTTCCTGCTGGTCAAATGAGAACAGCACCAACATTGACAGCCGTTGCAGGCATACAATCTTTAAATAGTGGAAGTGTAATGGTTTACGGTCATATAGACCATGTTGTTTCGTATTCAGACACTTACGGTGGCGAGTTGCCAGTCGGTAACTACTGGTATGGCGGTTATACAGCAGATGCGGAGTTATAAATGAATATTACATCAGCCCAATATACAGCCCCAGAAGATAATCCTATGAGGCAAATAAAAGCAACAATAGATGACATTGTAATGTTTGTTCCAATAAATAGTGAAAATAGACATTATATAGCTATTCAAGAATGGGTTGCAGACGGAAACTCTATCGAGGAAGCTGAATGACTGCATTAAACCCATATGTCGAGCGAGATAATAATGCTTCTGGGGCAAATGTTGTATTTGCAGGAAAGCGTTACTGGCTAGTGGGATATTGCGAAGGTGATGGCATTTGGAGCGATGACGCACAAGGTCAAGCAACATGGGCTAATGATAGTGCGGCAAGTGGTAGTTGGGTTAACGATAGCGGAGCGTCAGGAACGTGGACGGACGCTTAGAAAAATGATACGTTGGGTTTAAGAAAAGGATTTTATTATGTCTACGACAACAAATTTAGGTTTAACTAAGCCAACGGTAGGTGGAAGTGATAGTACGTGGGGTAATACACTTAACGCCAATTTTGATTTACTTGACACAGCCGTTAACAAGGCAATGCCTACTGGCGGTATTATTATGTGGTCAGGTGCGGTATCTGCTATTCCGACAGGTTGGGCTTTATGCGATGGTACAAACGGCACACCAAATTTAACAGGTAAGTTTGTTGTTCACGCTGACGCTGATAGTAGTGGAACTTACAATGTGGGCGCAAGTGGCGGTGCAAATACAGTTACACTAGCAACTGGTGATATTCCTGCTCACAGCCACACAGGTACAGCGGCAAGCGGTGGGGCGCATACTCATACAGGTTCAACTAATTCGGCAGGCGCACACACGCATACTTATACAGATAAATATGTTGAACAAACATCTCTAATTCCAGGAATTGACATTGATTTTAACGCTACAACTTGGGACCCAAATGGGCAATTAACTGGCACTACAAGTTCAAGCGGAGCGCATACTCATACAGTAACTATAACAAGTGGTGGCGCACACACTCACACCTTAACGGTTGATAATGCAGGGGGCGGTGGCGCTCACGAAAACAGACCACCTTACTATGCTTTGGCGTATATAATGAAATTGGCTTAATATGACTTTAGTACCTTTAGATATACCATCTGGATTTTACAGAATAGGCACAGACTATGAGCAATCTGGCAGATGGCGTGAAGGTAGTTTAGTTAGATGGTTAGACGGTTCGTTGCGTCCTATTGGTGGTTGGCAAGATAGAAAGCAAGATTTTGCCTTACAGCCAATAAGAGGTATGCACGCTTGGGAAGCTCTTAACCAAAGTACATGGCTTGCCGGAGGCTCTCACAATGCTTTAATTGCCATGACGGGTGGCGGTTTATGTTACGACATTACTCCACAAAACTTGGCAACTGGACGTAAAGATGCGGCTGTATCGGCAGGGTATGGTAAAGGATCTTATGGCGTAGGTTTCTGGGGAACGCCAAGACAACAACTTTCCAATGCTATTCCTGATCCTGCTACATTTTGGACTTTAGATAATTTTGGCGAATTAATGGTGGGTTGCCATTATGACGACGGTAGACTTGTTGAGTGGGGTCTAGGTATTTCTAGCGGTGCTGAACTAATAACAAATAATAGTTTTGCTGTTGGCACTGGCTGGACCCTTGGCACTGGCTGGGCAATTAGTGCTGGCGATGCTAAATGGACAGGCACAACGGCTGCAAATTTAGAGCAAAATATAACCGGTTTAACAAACGGTGCTAAATATCATTTTACAATAAATGTAACGGACCCTGACGCTGATGGCGATGCGTCAACAATACCGTCATTAAAAATTAAAGTTTTAGGCACAACCACAACGACAGTCTTACTCGATGAAACTTTACCCATTGGAAATAGTTTCTATAGGTTCGACACAGATGATACTGGCATTACGATACAAATTTACCCTGCAAGTAATGCAGAGCAAAATGTAAATGTAACTGAAACATCTCTTAAACTAGCCACAGTAGCCACACCAATAACTAACGCACCGACTAGTAATTTAGGTTTAGTTGTAACAGAAGAACGGTTTATATTTGCTCTGGGGGCTGGCGGTAATTCTCGTAAAGTTCAATGGTGCTCATTTGAAGATAGAAATCTGTGGACGCCGGCAAGCACTAACCAAGCTGGAGACACGGAGCTGCAAACATCTGGGCAAATTATGCAAGGCATAAGAACCAGAGGCCAAGTTTTTATCATTACTGACGTAGACGCCTTTAGAGCCGTATATTCGGGCCCACCCGATATTTACCGGTTTGAAAGGGTTGGCACATCTTGCGGAACTGTAACCAGCCGTGGAGCTGTAGACACAGACCGTGGCGTTTTCTTTATTGGGCAAGAAAATTTCTTTTTATTCGACGGTAACAGTGTCAACACAATTAAGTGTGACGTTCACGATTATATATTTGGCGATATTAACACTTCTCAGCAATCCAAAATTTGGGGCATGGGAGTGCCTCAGTACGGTGAGATATGGTGGTTTTATCCTTCAGCTAATAGCACAGATATAGATCGTTACGTAGCTTACGACTACAACGAAAACCATTGGATGATTGGTGAGCTTTCAAGAACTTCAGGCGTGCAACGTGGCGTATTTAGATACCCATTTATGGCAGATTATGACGGCACACACGCAAACATAAAAGAACACGAAGTCGGATACAACGTGGATAACGGTGCTATTTTTGCGGAAACGGGCCCAATATCTATTGGTAATGGTGACCAGATAGCTAAAGTTTCATCTGTTATTCCTGACGAAGTCACGCAGGGTGACGTAAATATGACGTTTAAAACACGTTTTCATCCAAATGACACGGAAACATCACACGGGCCCTTTACGCCAGCCAACCCTACAGACGCTAGGTTCAGTGGCAGACAGTTACGCATGAGGGTGCAAGGTGTAAAGCCAGCTAATTGGCGTGTAGGAGTTATGAGATTACAAACAACAGCCGGAGGAAATAGATAATGCCGGTTCCTATTCTTCCTATTATTGGCCCAGATATTACGCAATGGGGTAGGCAGATAAATAATTATTTGCAAAGAAATTTAGGTAAGTTGTATTTTAAAACGCCTGAAGATAACCCGTCCGAAGATGGAGTTGTCCTCTGGGATAAGACTAAAAAATATGCTGTTGTGTCCAGCGGTAATGCATTTAGACAGTTGGCAACTAAACAAGCTGTGCCCAGCGCCAATACTGGGGCCGCTGGGGATGTAGCTGGCATGATAAGCTGGGATACTAATTACATATATATATGCACTGCCGATCACGACGGATCGACTGCAATTTGGAAAAGAGTAGCATTAGCTACATGGTAGGCTCGACGAATGATTGATAATGTTGTAGAATTTGTATCAAAGCCAAAGATTAGGGTTGAGCCGGTAGTTGATAATATCGATGATATTTTGCCTAAGGTTATAAATATCTTGAAGCCGGCTATAGATAATAACAATCGTAACGCATCACTAGATGATGTTGTGGGCGACATAATAAGCAATCAGTCTCTTATGTGGGCTGTATACATCGAGGACACGTTAGCGGCGGCATTTACAACCAGCGTCGTGAAGCACCCTCAAAGACGCACACTTTTTATAGAGTTTATGGGTGGAGTAGAAATGAACGTT